AGTACCGAACTTGCGGGCAGTTTCAGTCATACGGAGCATGAAGTCACGCTCTTCTTCCTTCTGCTGCTGCTGTATCTGCTGATTAGCCTCAATTTCTTCTGGTGTAAGAATCAAATTCTTATCAGAGAGGTCAAGAGCGTCAGCAATACTGCGAAGAATGGAGTCATTCCGCACTAACGGCTGATAAATTGGGCTTGCCACAATCTGAGCAAACTGCATCAAGGCCTGACTGTAAACTTCCTTGGCAATAAGTGAAGAAGTTCCCTCAGCCTGGATGTCAAAGTCACCCTTAATGTCAGGATCTGTGTTAAACTTCATGTTCCAGTGGTACATGCCGCTGATAAACTTAGAAGTAACGCCATCATCGAAGTTCTTAACCTGATCTTTGATGGTAATGTTGGCAGAACCCATCAACATGGACATGCCGGAAGCTGTTCTTCCTATACCAGGAGTGGATTCACCCCACATATAACGAGGAATAGTCGTAACTTCGTCGGCATATGTCTCAAATGCCTGACACATCTGCAAGAATTCAGGAGTATGTGACGTAATATTCTTGACTTTGACCGCTTCCTGGGCAGCATCAGCACCTTCACCAGTACGTAGCCACACCTTTAGCGGATGGATGTCAGTAGGATCTTCATCTTCAGCCAGCAAATCGAGATTAACCTCGAACTGAGGGCCGGCTGTGATGGCAGCATTGTCTAACATAGCCCTAAATGCGCTATTAATCAGATCCTGCACGTCACGGAGAATGGCAGGAATGCCTTCTCCAAAGATAGAAGTCTCATCCTTGTCATAATAGTATAAGTAGTACGGCCACTGAATCTCAGAAAGGTGGCTGACAGAAGCCTTGATAACTTTATTACCAAGAACCCAAATATTCGCAGCGATTTCAACTTCGCCACAAAGATTTTCAGGCACCTCTGCACCAAGATCTTCTAGATCCTGGGCATCCATGTAACCCCAATACTCAATCAGCTCGTACTTGCGCCCGGACTTCTTCTCATTCCAAGCATTTGTAGAGCGATCACCAATTTCTTTCAGGTGTGTATCAAAATCTTTATCTTCCCAATCACCATCTTTCTGTCTTTCAATATACTCAGATATCTTTTCAGACATAAAATCAGTGCGCTTAGAAAGTTCCAGCAACTGCTTCTTATTTAGCTTGTGCCTCTGGATAATGTAGCGGCAATCTTCAAGACAAGTGGCCGTCATGTCAGGATAGAAATCCCACACAGTCACGTTCTCAATATAAGGGAGTAGCTGATCAGTAACCTTGAGCTCCCACTTATATCCACCGGCAGACTTCTCTATCTGCTGATACTGCTTAGCTTTACCGAGCATAACCATGGGACCCTTGAGAATACCGGAACCATACAAATTCCCAGAGTGGATAACAGAACGCATTGTGTCTCTGTAGTTCATCTGGGATAGCTGGTCAGCAATTACCTTAGACATGGACATAGCGCGGTTGTCAGCGTACTTCGTGATAGCTGCATCCAGCATATCCTTCGTAACGTTCTGAGCACCGTTCTGCTGCATCGTAGCAACAATACTTTCCATAGTAGGAGTATCCAACTGCGGAAGCACTGTAGGCTTAATAGACCAGTTCTGCGCGTTGTTAGCAGGTATCAGCAGATCAATAAGGCGGCTATCCACAGTCTTCACCTTGTTACGTGTGATGCGGATATAAGCCTTAGACCTATTGTTACCAATGCGCGATAAAATTTCCGGGTCATACTGACCGCGATACTGGCGTAGATCTTTCAGCCAACGCTGCTCAACTTCACTCCGAGCATTCTCTGCTTCGAAGAAGCGATCACGAATGACCTTAGCCATCTTATCAGTGTCACTAGCAGAGTTCCAAAATTTATCAGAACCGCCGGACATCCGATCAGATGCTTTATCTATCACTTTCTGAATCTGATTTTCAAGTTCGCGGTTACGCTTAACCTGCTCATTATCAGATTTCGTTTTAACTGTTCTAGCTAAAGCCATTAGTTATTCCTTACTTACCAAGATCTTTGTAAAATTTGATTAGCTATCGGAGTTGCTCCACGATAGTACGCGCCGGATATTCCACGCGCAGAAGGAATCATGGTTCCATTCTTATAAACTTCTAGCATACCAGCAGCGTCCGCATTCCGGATATCTTCTATGTTACGTAGACCAAAATCTCTGCCAGATAATTCAGCAGCAACTGCGCGTTTCTCTAAAGGATCGGCAACGTACTTCTCTACATCCACAGAACCATCAGAAGAAAGATAATCAATATCCTTGCTGATCATTTCTTTCTTATCAATAGCGTGCTGAGATTCGTGATTGATCATCTTGATCTGCTGTGGCTCAATACGCCCGTATTCAGAACTATCAGGAATCAAGATAGAATCAGCATCAATATCGTAGAAAGCATTAGCACCTTTTGTACGAAATGCTTGCGTGGGCAATCCCTTTCCTACTAGCACGTTAGAAAGTTCTGGAAACTTATCTTGAGCTTCAGATCTACCAAAGATATCAACATAGTTTCCGAAAGTCATTTGGCTGCTTCGCGGATATCTATTCAAGCCCTGTGCTATATAATCCTTTTTGCCACCATCAGTGTTGATGATCTTAGTAGCCATAGTAATAGACTCTGGACTAAAGTTTCCTTTGTCCTCCATCTGAGCCATATACTTACGCTGCGGATCTATTCCAACAGCTCTGTCTAGCGGTATAAGATTAGGCATTAATATCCACCGATGTCACTGCCAGCCTTGTACTTTGTTCTACGAACAACAGGCCGACGTCTAGTTTGCTGATGATAAAATTCTAAGATAGCGTACTGAAGAGCGTCATGCGGATGGCTGAAAGAATTTTTGGCCGGCTTTTCTTTGAACTCACCAGACTGAGAAGATCTGGTTTCTTCAAACTTATACTCCGACAAAAACCCTTTACGAAGAATCTTACAACGTGGGTCTAAAAAAAACTTAGACTTAAGTCGTAAGAAGTGGGACACTGCTTCTTTACGTGCAATAAAATTGTTTGTCTTTGCTGTGCGAAACGGAACACCACACTCTCGCAGGATATCAGTACCAGCCTTACTGTCGTTCATGGAACGCTGCACTGTAGCTGGATCACACACAACGTAGAAATTCTTCTTGTGCTCAGGGAACTCTGTCTCAATCGTGGGCCAAAGATAATCCTGACAGAATTCACGGAGGCCACAATCAACAGTCGTAATCTCTCGTAGTACTGCAATAGAGCCATCCGGCATCTGCTGTGTGAAAATAGCAGCCGGCGTAAGCCCCTGGTCCATTCCAATGACAAGCTGAACGCCCTTAGCAGCTTGCATCTCTGTCTTAGCAAGGTGGTCTGTATCAACATAGTCCTTGAAGACAGGGCGGCCATGCCGCACGTCACCATAATTATTCATTACGTTGACATAAATAAAATCTGGATCAGAACCCATACACATATCGAGATAGTATTTCTCTGACACGCCGTTGACGGTTCTGTTTCCGTACTCATCAAACTTCTCTAGGTTATCCGCATCCGGATTAATATGATACTTACCATTGATAAGTAGCACAGCCGGAGGCTGTCTATAGAAGCTGTGTCCCTCAGGACGCCATTCTTCTGCAAGTTGGTACAACCAGTGTTCTGTATCTACTGCGTTGTAGTCGAGAAGAATAAACGGATCTACAGCACCGCCATCTTTTGAGGCGGGATATCTGTTGATACGTGTCTTTAGCATCTGAAAGACTTCTTTATCAATCTCCGAAGCTTCATTGATATGACAAGCAGTTACTTCAAGAGAGCGAAGCTTTTCAACGTGCTGCTCAGAGTCAACAGCTATGAAAAGAACTTCCATGTAAATCTTAGTGCCATCATCTAGTTCGTACTTAATCTCAGCACGAATGGGAATATCGTACGTTATCTTAATCTTATCCTTGAACCAGGAGATCCAGGACTTAAGGGTCGTAGACTTTAGGGCGGGATACGTGGCACGCACTACAGCGTACCTGCTGTGCCTCACACCATTCTCGTCTGGCTTCTGCTTAAGTGCATTCATGAAGCAATGCATGATGCAACCAGAGGTCTTTCCCGATCCTACGGGGCCCATCACAAACAAGTATTGGGACTTGTCCTGATGCAACTTCGCAAATGTCTGGTTGATAACGTAATCAATATTCATATTTATAGATTAGCTTTAAACTCGTTGATCGTCTTTTCCACGTCCACAATCTTCTTTGTAGTATCGTCAGGAAAGGTAATGTTAACGTGAATCTTCTCACCCTCGCGTTGGTCAACTTCAATAGCCTTAAGCTGTGGGAACTGATAGCGCAGAAGTTCGAGAAGAATACGAATACGGTCAGCAGGCTTTGTGCTGCCACAGCGATAAAGATCAATAAGTTCGTCAACAATGTTAAACTTCAACTTATACTGAAGCTGACGCTGCAACTCTATAACACGAGATGTGCGCTTATCCATATTGGACGTAGCACGCACCGGTGTAAGAGAAGCTTCAGAATCAAAATTTTTAGGGGCGTCGTCCATTTGTATAATTCCTAGGTGGGGAGTATTCGTGCGCATTATAAAACATGCGCTTTAAATCATCAACTGCTCGCCGTATCTCTTCAGACTCGGCAGAAATTTTTTGCATCTGAGCAACTTGTCCTTGCCATTCAGACCTGGTTGGAAGATAGTAAACTTCGTATAAAGCGGCTTGCTTTGACTTCATCTCTTTCAGGTCAATAGCTAAAGACTGATTACCCTTTTCAATTGAGTTAACAGACGCGGATAAAGATTCCATCTGAACTCTAGTACCAATCATAGAACCACCAACAGCTAGAACCACGGTGGTAATTGCTGGTAGCAGCATTCGTAATATTTTCACCGAGGTTGTTTCCGTGCTTCTATGTAGTATTGCCATATTCACTTCATTAATAAATTATAAATTTGTGTGCGGGCAAAGCTGTGGCTTTGTGCACATTTGCTTATTAATTATATATAGTTAAATATTAATTTGTCAAGACCTATACATTGCTTATATCGTTATTATATATTATATAGCATGTTTTGTGCTAAATACTTTGGGAATTATCAGGAAATATCTACATGGATTTGAAAGAACACAAGCCAGTTTTTGCAAACGTTGGGTGGAAACAATACCTTGGTTGTCCTTCTAATATGAAGCACAAGTACCCAGCTAACAGCTATATTCGTAACACAGCTAAAGCTAAGGTTCGTAAGTCTAAGCAACCCCAGTCTTATAGTTTTTATAGAATACTAGATGATCTAGAACCTTACAGTCTCTATCCACGGGATGAACTCATATGGTTGCTTAAGCTATTCTGCTTTCTTATCTTCTATCATGCCAAGGCTGGCAAGCTTGTGAAGATACCCTTTCTGGGTTCTTTCTTTACAGCCAAAGATATGTACGACAAGCCGTATCCTTCCAAATACTCGGACTTTGGAATCATAGATGGGAACACTAAGCTCCAGTTCGCGCCGAGTAACTTCGTACAGTGGGGTTTAAACCCAGAGCAGTATACTCCGTATATCTACCAGCACATTCCCGAATTCTTTAGAACTCTAGAAGCATTCAGGAAAGAATCTATATATAGTAACATAGATTGGAACTTAATGTTCCCAGATGCTAAGTTCTTATTGTTCGCACTAGAGAAGTTAAAGTGCAACGGAACGCTGGGTGATTATGCTGGTATTTCGAGGAAGAGATATATCAAACCCACTTTTATAAAACAGCACGCCAAGAAGGTTCCAGGTCGCACATATGGGTTAGAGAACTAATTATAGCTTGTTTTCATTTATTTACAGGTGTTACCCCTTGACAAATAGCAAAATAACAATATATTAAATACAACCGTTTCGTTACGGCAATCGGTAAATATATAATTATATATAAGGATAATATATATTATATAATATAGTAACCTATAGCTTATTACTACCCAGCTTTACATATAATAACATAAGCCCCAGCTAATCCCTGGGGCTTTCTTTGTTACGACATTCGCTTACATTCGCTGCGCTCATGTGCGTTCGTCCTAAGAAGGACTCACTCGCTTACATTCGCTGCGCTCATGTACGTTCTGTCGAAGTTCGGACAGAAGTTGTCCTCACAACTTATAATATAGACTAGCCTATATATCAAAAGGTTAACTAGGTACTTTTTTGTTATATATACGGGGATAGGGTCCTTTTTAACCCATCCAGGCCCACCCATGGGGTCCATAGACCCCTTTAGACCCCTCCCCAGCCGGGTAAATGGACCCCCGTTTATGTCAAATCAGGCACAACAACCCCCATTCACCTCATAGAACCTCAAGTACACCCAGTATCGAATAATCTATATTCCGGCCTTCGCCAGCTTCCCCAGGCATGGCGGCATGGTTCGCCCGGAATATCAGCATTTATCCAAGTATATCAGGCACTTACGAGCGCGATACAGTTTTTTGTACGGTATCAATTACAAGCCTTTAATGGTACAGTTTTTTGTACCGCCTACAGTACCAACGCTTTGAGCGGGGTTTTTATTATCAACATGGCTTGTTTTCGTTGATAGGTGACAAGAGACGGTACAAATCTCTGTACTGTGCCAAGGTGTAAGCCCTTGGAATACTTGGCTTTAATTATCTTGCGCAAAGGTTGTGCCAAGCCCCGCTTTATGGCATGGCGTAAACCCCTGGAATTGTTACCTTTTTACATGTTGGCACGGCGTCTGCAATAGAAGAGTATCAAGCGCGACGAACGCCCCGAACAAAAGGCAAAAGGGCCACGTACAAAACGCTTGACAGGTTCGCAAGATACGGGGTAGGGTAATCCTACCTTGAAGGGAATAGCACAAACCCTTCCGCTCTTTACAGCATAGGCCGTGCAAGTTGTGCCGCACGGTCCCAAGGAATAAGAGAAACGCCAGGAATTGAAACCGGGCAGCTTTGGTGAACCCTTTCATGGGGCGAACCCCTCGCAAGAGGTGCGTCAACGCATGTAGCATCCCAAGGGGGAAGCATGTTAAACGCAGGAACAAGCAATTACCCGGACCTCAAAGGATTTGCACACAGGGCAGCAGGAATGCAGAAAAGCCCCGGCATGAACGGTGACGGCGAAGCAATGCGCGAACGTGGTGCCTACATGGGACCAAACGAATGCCGGATTTGTGGCGCAAAGGCCAATGGCAAGCGCATCTGCAAAGCCTGTTACAAGCAATCCTTAAAGATATCGGTTATCATCAGGCGCAAGTCTGCGGATACCGAAACACGGTTGACAAGCTCCGTCAAAACGGGCAAGGTGGTTCAACGGATAGTTGTCCGCAAGTCCACCGGGGAAGTCCTCGAAAGGGCAGACGTCCAAAAGCAAGAGCAAGAGAAGCGCGAACGTGAGAAGCGCGAAAAGACTAATGCTATTTGGTTCTGTCAAGAGGCAAGCCTTGCCGGTATATCGCATTCATCTAGGGCCATCATCAAAACCGGCCCTTGTGACGAAAAGACGGCGCGGGCATATTTCAGATACGCGCTTGCAAGAGAATCTTTAGGCGGTTGCTCCGTCTGGTCGATGCCCGTTGAAACAGAAAAGGTAAACGCGGAATAATCCGCAAACGCATAAAAGTTGCGAGTTTCAATTCCTGGCCCTTGACAGTGTTTCTAGTTTCGGCTAGAAGTATTCTCAAGGGAAGCGACACAAAGCACCGTGTTCGATGCGAACACCCGGCATACATGGTTTACCATGCGGGCATAGTAGGACGGAGCACAACGCCAGGAACACGCCAAGCCCGGACGCCGTAGGCCAGTGCATAATGCCTAGCAACGTGAGCTGCTACGGGGTTGACTTAGAAAAGGTTTACCGTTCTTTGAAGCGCACTAGTCAACAAATTGTAGTGCATCGTCAAGCCCCATATCACCGGACCCCACTTTGACAAGTGCGGGCCTACCGGGGGAAGTAGGTAGTCGAATACTCGAAAGACTACGCGAAAACAGCCAGGACGCGAAAGACCTGGGGGGCGGCTGTACCAAAGCGCGAACGCAGCGCGGTACGATCTAGGGCAGTAATGCTCAGGGGTCAACTAGCCGGGAGGCAGTTAGCAAAAGACGTGGCTAATTAGAGCCGATTGCGCCACGCAAGAAACATAGAGAAATGCGGCCTACCTTACTAGGGCGAAATGCGCTGAAACGGGACTGACACACTAGGCCAAATTCCTTGAATGGTAAATCTCTATTTAGTACAGCGTGGAAATAAGAGAAAAGCGCGGCCTAGTAAGCCGTGCGCAACTGGCCGAAATCGACCGGGGCTTGTGCCCTAAATCCCAGGCCAGGACTAGCAAGAGCATCTTACAAATGCGCTTGCATGGTAGCTGAAAAAGAGCGATTGTCAACCGCCACCAAAAGTCAAAACCATAATGGTGAAATTATGAAGGGGGTTTCAGATTAACTGCCCGACCCAGGCCATGCGGAGCAACTGCAATGCCGTCTGGTGCTCGTAAGCAGAAATGTCTGGTATGGTTATCTTACGTTAGGTTTATCCTGGCGTGAGTTTGAGTCTATGCCGAGCCGTCTGAACTGAAATGGGGTGCGCCTCAAAGTAGGAGTATGTCAGAAACGAAGTGCATGGACGAAGAAA